CTTCAGAAAGAGAATTATTGTTAACTATATTTTTTTCATCGTCTTCAGTGACCGGTTCTGGTTCTGGTTCTGGTTCTGGTTCTGGATACTCCATCGTGGCTTCATACCGCACGTCGAAACTGTCTTCAGGCGGTTCAACCGGCTCATATACATTGCCGTCAACTAACACAAGATCTACCGTGGTAGCATTATCAGTAAATCCAGCAATCCGTGCTGCTGTGAATTCTATTGTTGTGTTAGTCTGTGTAGACACATATGTGTCATTTATATATGTATGGGCTGTCACTTTATCTTCGTATCTAAATTCAGCTGTGTCGCCTTGGTATCCGAAGCTCTTAGGACCAAAACCTCCATTTTTTGTTAGCCTTAAGTCACTAAATTGTGCCCCTATAGGGTTAGTTTCTGGTTCTGAAGTTTCGCTTGTTAATTCAATACTGTCACTAACAGATTCAATAGAACGGCCATTGGTCGAGGTAGCTGTTACAGTTCTGTTAGATTCGCTTACTTCAGTATCAAATCCATCGCCCTGTAAACTATTGGCTATAGCTGATAATAGATCACCTAGGGTAGTAAATGCATCAAAGGTTAAAGTTCTTATGGGGTTACCTAACCTCAAACCGTACCTATCATCAGGCCCTCCAACTATTCTAAGTGTATAAGTCACTGCCATAAATATATTTATACCGCAAGCCCTGTGGTGTTTTGAACATACTGTGTTGCCATCTCGTCTTCTGTCTTGGCAATACACAGCACAGTTGCTCTGTTAATAATAACTGACTGTTCTGGATTAACCGTAAACATAAACGGCGCAAGACCCAGTCCTTCCTGGGTAGGTGTTAGCATCAGTGGCTTTGACAGTTTAAGAGTGTCATCTCGTTCTTCTTCCAGTCTTGCTACTACTTCTTCGCCTGAACTGAGTTTAAGGCTGATAGTATCGCCGTTTTTGTAAGGTGTTTCGATTAGCATGTTGTGTTACTCCGGGTAGTTTTTCATGTATGTTTTAAGCTCTGTAAAGCCTCCTACATACTTACCGTGTAACCATATCTGCGGCACGGTTTTTGAACCAGGAGCAGCTTCATTGAGCTGCTCCTTTGTCCATTCGCCCTGTGATATATTACGCTCTTCGAACTCAATGCCTTCGCTTTCTAGCAGCTCTTTTGCCCAGTCGCAGAACATACAGGCATTCTTGCTCCATACTACCGTATCCATATTAAGCCTCACACGCCTCGCAACTCATTATATCTCTTACAAGTTCTTGTGCTGGATTTGAAGAACGCTGGTAATAGAATGTTTTACATCCCAATCGCCAGCCTTCAATAATAAGAGCATTTATATCCTTGACAGCAGCGGAAGGCGGAATCATAAGATTCAAACTTTGGCTCTGATCAATGAATCTCTGACGCGCTGCTGCCTGCTGTACGATAGTGATTGGAGTGATTTCATCAAAGGTAGCAAATACTGCCTTCTCTGTTTCGCCTAGAAAATCAAGGTGCTGAACTGAACCTGAATTTGTCAAAATGCTCATCCAGGTTTCTTCATCATTACGACCATAAGATTCTAACAGTCGTTCGAGATAAGGGTTCTTGTAAGTGAATGATCCTTTTGCAAGATCCTTTGTAAAGTAATTAGAACGTAAAGGCTCAATAGAAGGTGATACCTGTCCTAAGATAAAGGATGAAGATGTAGTTGGTGCAATAGCAAGTCGAGTAAGGTTGCGCTCGCCATATCCAATCATGCCGTCCGGCTCGCCATAGCGTGCTGCCATTTCTTGAGATGCCTTCAGTGTTCTCTCATCCATAAAGCGGGAAATTTCTGTGGCCAGTGTTGCTGCCTGATATGATTCAAAAGGAATCATCTTGCTCTGTAGATATGAGTGCCAACCCAACTGACCGATGCCTAGCGCACGCCAACGTTTTGCAAAGTTATATGAACTTTCCATGTGAGCAATGTCACGGGTTTTGTTGATGTAATCTGACATCACTGCATCGAGGAAATATGTAAGGGTTTCGACTGCGTCTGTGTTCTTCCATTCATCATATGTTAGCACGTTCATAGAAGCAAGGTTACACACAAAGCTCTCGTCGTCTGCGGAAGGTAGGCAGATCTCAGAGCATAGATTTGAGGCGTAGACCTTTCTGTTCTTGTCTTTGAGAACTCTTGGCTTGCCATTGTTAACATTGTCTGTAAAGAAGAGATAAGGATAACCGCTTTCCTTGCGTTTGCGCATCACCCGTGCCCAAAGACGCAGTTTTTTTGCATCAGTTGATGCAAGTTCATGTGCTTTGACACGCTCGCCTTCTTCAATCATTGCCTCCATCCAAGCATCAGAAATGCAAAGTCCGAGACTCATGTTTTGGATAGAGTGACCAACTTCTCTAATTTCAAGAAACTCTTCTACATCTGGATGTTCAATGTCCATGTAGGCAGCAAAGGAGCCGCGGCGAACAGATCCCTGTGAGATTACATCTGTAACACTTTCGAAAATGTTCATAAAGTGAACAGGGCCGTCTGCTACACCGCCAGTTTTGATTTCGGAACCTCTTGAACGAATATCTCCAAAAAAGCCGGAAGTACCTGCGCCATGCTTTGTTTGCATTGCCACTTCGGAAGCCTTGCCCATGATCTTGGAAATTTCGTCTCCCACATAGACACCGTTGCATGAGATAGGCAAACCTTTGTTGTTTCCAAAGTTTGACCACACAGGAGAAGACGCTCTGCTGTATCTGCGATCTGTCTGATTCTATCTTCTGCACTCTGGCCTTCGTCTAGGTATCCTCTCGACAAAAATGTACGGGAGTCTCGGTTCAACCAATCAAAACTCATTCTTATCCCCTTTGTTTCTGTTTTAAAATAGTTCGTCTGCTGCAATTCCCTGTCCCTTGGAGTATTCTACTGGACGCTTTTGGAAGAAATCAGTCATAGTAGATCCAAGCAGAGCTTCGTCGAACCAAAAAGTCTCATCAGCAAGGTCTTTGTCAATCTCAATCATGGAATGATCAAACCCAATCTGCTCCATGCTTTCCTTCATTCTCTTAGCAACAAAGGTTTTTAGGATGTCTGCATTGAGACCTTCTACGGAGTAGTCGCCGATCATCCAATCAATAACACGGCCTTCTGCTGCGAGACTGTCTTGAATCTCTTCTTGAATTCTTGCTTCTAGTTCTGCGTCAAACATTTCTGGATACTCTTCACGCAGTGTGTTGATCAACTGTATTCCTACCTGTGCGTGAAGCATCTCTTCGTTCCTTGTATACTGCACCTGTTGTGCGCAGTCCTTTAGCACTGCTTTGTTTCTATTGAAATGCAGAATTATATAGAACTGTGAGAACAGACTAACATTTTCTACGAACAGTGTAAAGAGAATAATTGAATAGATGAACTGCTTTTTGTTGTCTTCGTAGACTTTTTCGTTGTACTTGCGTAGGTAGTTTACTCTGCCTCTAATGACTTCTTCGTTGAGGTTTTCCTCAAACACGTGAGTAAGGTGAAGCACGTCAAGCAGCTTTTCATAGGCCATGTTGTGAATGACCTCGGAGTTGGCCATAGCATAGCCTAGATCGTTGATAGAAGGATGAGGTAGGTGAGTGCCTACGTTTGCCCAGAATGATTTCACAGCAACTTCTATTTGGCCAATAGCAGAAAGAGCTCGTACTACTACTTCTTGTTCTTCCTGTGTTAGATCCTGTTTAAACTGGGAATAGTCAGAACGAAAGTTAAACTCGTCCGGTGTCCAAAAGCCTGCCCAAATAGCATCAATGAACTTTTTTGTCCAGGGATATAAATCTGGCTTCCTTGATATCTGTGGTTCGAATAGCATTTCTCTTTCTCCTTATTTTTAGATGGTGGCGACTTCGTCGTCCTGCAGACGAGGCGTCTTTGTTCTTATCTACTTCGTGTGTTAGAGAGACATCTTGTAACGGTGTTGCACAGACAGATCTGGTGGGAGTTCGGTATTTGCAACATGTGTCTCTCCGTCATAGCCAACGACTCGATTACCTACAAAGAGCAAGTAGTAAAGCTCTCCTGTTTCGTCGCTGCGTTGTATATGTATCTCGAACTCCTCGTCTGAAAAGCAGTCAGATAATTGTAAAGTATAGCATATCCCTAACAGTTTACAAAAGTCACAGTATTGATTTTCCTGTATCAACTCCCAAGGATTCGGCCAAGTTGATCTATCGTATGGATCTGTGTGAATACTTACCCGAGGCGCTTTCTCATATTCGTCGATCGTGGCTTGGACAGGGTCAGAACAATCATGCAGTAATTCGCGAAAATCTGCCCATTGAGCCATGCGCTCTTCAAACAAAAGATTATTGCCAAACATTAAGGTGTGTTGGTGCCTTTGCCTTCTATCGTGAATTTAATTTCTGTTTCGTCGTCTATAGGCATTTCTGATGTTACTCGGACATCAATGGTATCAAATTCTGCGTCATTATCGAAATCCCGCAATCTAGCATCAAACCTGATTGAATCAAGATAAGCTTCATCACCTATAAAATGAAAATCATCTGAAACTTCGACATTATTTTGATATCCGTCTACAATAACGGTAAGAGTGCCAGAACGTATCACACGGTAATTAAGTGATACCATAGAGTAATTTACATCAAATGACTTGTTTTCTACTCCAGGAAGACGAAAAATTCTAGTGTCTTGTATCTGCCCAAATAGGATTGGCTTTTCGTATTCTATATTGTAAAAGGTAGCACCTTTTACTTCGGGAATATAAGGTATACCGGTAACGTTGCCACTTATGAGTGCATCTGTTCTAGAAAAGTAATCATCTATAGATTTGTTAGTTGCAGTGTCATAAACAATCACAGGAGCAACAGGAGATGTTTCTGAACCTTGGTTCGTGCCTACTTGATAAAAGCTGTTATTAGAGCTTAAATTATATTTTCCACTTACAACCCAAATTCCAATGTTACTGATGTTATAAAAAACACAGTCTTGTATATTAGTCCTGGTAGGACCTACCTCCTGGCCAGGATCGCCTGGAATTAGATTCTGTCCTAAAACAATACCATAATAAGAATTGTCAAAGTTACACTGATGGAATAGGTTCCCTGTTATATCCCAGCTAGACTCGAAGCAATAAGAAAAATTTGCAACCTTTAATTTTTCAAATTTGTTGTTATCAGACGAAACTGCGCCACTTAGAGAATTCAGTGTTATTCCTACAACGTCGGTCTGTAGCATATCACTAGCCGTCCAGGCCCCTACAATTTTGATGTCATTGAAAATTGAATCTCTACAATTTTCAAGAATTAAACCTTGGTTTGCTGATGTGTTTACTCCAATTCCGCGGATCTCTATTTCTCTAGCTTGATTATTAAATGTAGTAGAACTATCGTCTGCAGGACTTCCTGGTTGACTAGATCCGTTTACAGTTTTGATCGCAGGTTTGTTAACAGTCTGTACGAAAACAGTTTTACTTGAACCAGCACCAATAATTGTAGCAAATGGCGGAATATACAATGTGTCAGAGATTCGATACTCTCCGGCTTCTATATATAGTTTTACCCTTGAATTAAGGTTTGCTTGTGTTGCTGAGTTTACGTATAACTGATCTATTGCTCTCTGAACGGCTAGCGTATCATCAGACACGCCGTCTCCTACTGCTCCGAAAGATTTTACCGATACTCTATCATCTAGCCTTTGTTGTAAACTTCTTTCTATAGGAGACGAAGAATTTGGACCGGTCTGTAGATAACCTTCTTGGGACTTAAATTCATAGGTATTTGCAAGAGTAAAAATACTGTCATATTCGGTTAGAATTTTAGTGTTACCAACAGCAGGAGCGCCTTCTGATACAGCGCCATTACCTATATACAGTTCTCTTGTGTCTATTGCCCAACCAAGTTCGCCCGAAGCAAGTTGCGGTAGTCCCGAACCTGTATTTTTTTGACCTCTACGGATTTGTATTTTGGAAAGCTGAACAACGGCCACTCTATTCTCCTGTTTAGAGTATTTATCGTTCAACCAAGCTGTTCATAATACCTATAAACACGATTGTACCATTCATGCCGCCATTCTGCGTATTCATCAGGCCATACATCAAACTGTTGATATTCTTCACCGCCCGGATTGACAGAATGATTACCCCGCGTACACATAAAAATGTGGCCCTCCTGTATATTAGTGCCATATAATTCATTGTGACACTCTGCATACGCAACTAACTGTAGAAAATAGTTTTCAACCCACTCTGTTTTCTTTTTCTTGTTGGCCTGCTTGAAGTCCATTATTGCTGGCTTATCGTTATATGTTCCAACTAGGTCAGTAGTGCCTGCATACATATTAGGCATGTAGAGATTGACCTCTGATCCCCAAACATCTGTGATATTAGGAAATGCTTTTTCTTTGATCACAGATGCCATAACGTGAGCTTTTTTGGAATAGGGATTAGAGCCTGCTTCTGGCCATTCACCTTTTTCTACATAATCCTCTATATATTTGTGGAGACGTGTTCCTATTCCTGCTGCTTCTGTGGTTATTTCAGTTGCTTTCTTTTCGCCCACTCTTTTGCGCCATTCTATTAATCCTGTTTTATCTGCAGTAGCGTCTAGGATTGTAGTAACAGAAGCAACAGCGTTTCCGTCTGGAGTAAGATATTTTCTCTTACCGTTTACGTTTTTTCTTTTTATTTCTGGATAATCGAATTTTTTTGATATTAGAGTCACAAATGTATACCTTTGTAGAATATTGATTATACAGGAAATTTGCTAGAAGTCAACTAATTATCAGAAAGGTCTGTCGCAGCTTTAGCCATGTCACTGACACTGTTCTTGCCGTCCTGACTTTGGTCGGATGTATCCTTAGGGTCTTTGGTAACTTCTATGCCTTCTGCACTAAAGTTATGGATTAGCTGTTCAATTCTTGGATCTTCGTCAAATGCTCTTTTGAAAGTATCGTAACTAAATTGCGGAGCACCTATATTCTGCATTACATCATTTAGATTGATATTTTTGAAATCAGGTTTGATTTGATCTTTTGAAGGCTTTTCAAAATGTAGGAAAACCGGTGTGTCTTTTTGTTCTGCACTCTGCTTTACAGTGTGCAGTGCCATTATTAATTTTTCGTTATCAACGGGAGATTCATTTACTTTTTTTTTGAAGATAACATGCTTGTTAGTCTATGAGCTCTTTCTATCGATTCTCTTTTTGCTCTGCCTGCTTCTTCTTCTCCGCCGGTTGCAGGTTCTGCACTTGCAAACTCGTCGTCAGGTTCTTCTAAATCTAACTCATCCTCTTGGTCCACAGTAGGTTCCATTTCACTG